TCCTAAAACATTAGTTCCACTAGGTAAGGGAGCAACAACATCAACTTGCATTTCGCTACCACTTATTGCATTATCTAAAAGTTCTACTGCCGTCTCTATTGCTTCTGTATCAACTTTAATTGTATCAAGAAGAGCATCTAACTGTCCTCCATCAACAACATCCATAAGCACATGTCCTGAAGCATTTAATGCTACAGCTCCTGCATCTCCACTTCCAAGAGTCCTAGCTGAGCTATCATATCTACCGCCTACAAGTAAAGGTTCGCTCTGAACGGCTGCATTTTCTACCTCTGAGCCAGTAACATAAAGACCTCCTATGCTATCAACTTGAAGTAGTGTCATATCATCATCTGCTACACTAATCCCTGGATTCGCAAGGGCATCAGTCCTTAGTACACCCATTAGATATGCACCTCTAGTCTGACCATAACCAGAAGTCCAACTAGTACCAATGCTAATAGTCGAAGAACCAAGGGCAGTAAGATTATTAGTAGCTGAATTTATTGTTGTTAGTAATGCCTCGCAATCTTGAATATTACTAATTATCAAATTGCCAACAATATCATCACCTGCCAATGTAACACGTAAAGTCTGTGCACCATATGAACCTATGCCAGTATCAGCTGCTGTACCTCCAAGTAATAGAGATACATCACCAATATCTATAGTAGGAGTTGCATTTAGATAGGCATTAACATTAAGTCTTCCGCTATCATCATCTAATGCATCACCAGATTTATCAACAAGTCTAACTGCGCCAACACTTGCATTAGCCATTGCCTAAAATCTCCGCTAAGCCTGCTTTATCTATCATATCAATCTTATTTTTCATTTTCATCTTAGCCACCTGCTCTAATGTATTAATTCTCCATGCCTCATAAGCATCTTTAACAGTATCAACTTTTCTATTTTCTATATCTACAAGACTCTTTGCCTTTTTAATTCTCTTCTCCCATCCTATATATTCATTTTCCGCTTTATCAATAAGACTATTAACAGCTGAAAGCTCTGCATTTTTATGTCCAATATCTGACTCAAGTGTTCTAAGTTTATAATCCCTATCAGCTTCATTTCTTACTATCTCACCCTTGACAATATCTAACTTGTCAGTAAGTTTTTTGTGTTCTACTGTAAACTCTGATTGTTTTATCTTTAGATTATCACGACTCTTATCAAGGAAATCTTCTAAAGATGAAATCTTATCTTCAACAATGCTTCGAGATTTAAAAAGTTTATTTAAATCACTTTGAGCTACAGACTTTCTTACCTCTAAACCTTCTATATCATGAATAAGCTTACTAGCCCTTTGCTTTCTTATCTCTAATCCAGCAAGAGTATCATTAAGCTTTTCTTTTGAAGACTTAAGTTGTTTGATATTCTTATTCTGAGAATATTCTTCTCCCTTTAACGTCTTGATAACTTCATTTAGTTTGGAGGTTTTTTTCTCTAAAGAATAAATATCAGCCTTAATCTTTGCAAGATTCTTTCCAGATACGCCAGTCTCTTTACGACTAACTTTAAGCTTCTTATCTAAATCTTTAATCTCTTTTTCTTTAGATTTAATTGACTTCTTAGCATCTTTAATGCGAATAGAGATATTATTATTTTGCCTCTTTAATCTCTCATTAGACTCAGCAATAGACTGCTCCAATTTATCAGGAGGTATATTTAAAAGACTATATCTTTTTGATACTTTTGCCATATTAATGATATGAAATGACGCTAAAGACCTCATCAGTTCCACCTGCACCAGCACTTCCATCAGAAGTATTAAGCTTTACTTGGTCTATTAGCATCTTGTTTATTGTTAAAGGAAAATCCTCAAATACCAGTGGGATTGTATCTCCATATGAACCATCGATTTTTAATTGAAGATGAATAATGCTACCGCTATCGCCAGTATAACTATTTATAGTGACAGACTTAGCTGGGCCATCTCCGCTGTCAATCCAATTAGTCCCTTCTACATATCCATCCTCATCATCAGTAATTAAATGCTCCCATTGACTTGAAACACTCTCAAAATTTGTTGTGATAGATTCCCAATGACTTTCTGTTCCAGCCATATCACCAGTACATGCTATCTGCTCTGAGGAATAATCCTGATGTACTTTTAAATTAAATGCTTCTTGTATGGAAAATCTGGTTTTAGTTCTAGTTGCCATAATATCTTTCCCTTCTTAATGAAAAGATAAAATGGTAAAAATCTCATCAGTGCCCTCATCACTTTTCATCTTTATTTGGTCTGTAATAAGACCAGAGATAGTTAAAGGGTAATCATTATAAAGAAGCTTTATCTCATCTCCATATGAACCACCAATTTTTAATTGCAAACTAATAACATCAGTTGCATCATTAGTGCTATAAGGGACTATAAGAATTTCTTTAGCTGGGCCATCCCCACTTGAAATCCAATTAGTTCCTTCAACATATGTAGTTGCACATGTTATTTGTTCTGAAGAATAGTTTTCGTATACTTGGAGATTACTTGATTCTGCGACTGTAAATTTATTTAATGGATTCGTTGCCATATTTTTCTTCCTTCTCTAAGGACTGACCGTCCGTGAATGAGTTATAGTTAAAAGCTTGTTAGGGGCAAGTCCTTTATACGACCTGCCCCACAGTAAGCAATCCTGTTAACCTTTATTTATTCAGGTTTAACTTATAGTAATATGTGCAACATCATGTGCTACCGCATTGGCATAGAAATATACACCATCACAGAACAACTCGCATTTATCGCCAAGCTGTGAACCACTAATGAATACTATTTCGTCAACTGCTGTTGAATCTGTGGAAGAACCTGCTCCACCATCTCCACCAGAAGTATATCCAACAATAGTATCTTCATCTGTATTATTAGCTATAGTAACTGCGTTACTGCCAACATCTACATTGATGAATGTCACACTCCAACCTGCACCTGCTGTAGCTGCTAAAGGTAGAGTAATTTCGTATGCACCACTATCTTGGTCAATACCAAATACTTTTCCTGAATCAGCAGCAGTTAAAGTACGAGCTACAGTAATAACTTCATACTTATTAAGCTGGTCGCTTACACCACTATTTTTATTTAAGACATCACTTCTCATAACTTATCTCCTTATGCTTCAACGTTATACAACATATGAGTTTCTGGAAGAGTTACTTCTAAACCAGCTTCGGTTAGAATCATATCTTTCCGCAAATCTTCATCTGCCTGTTGAACGTTAGTTGTTATTGAAGTGTCTCTATTTACACCATTTCCAACAAGTGGTCGATAAGACACATGGTCTAAATCAACCAATGCTAAATAACCAGTTGAAAATCCTCTAAATAAAGGTTCTTTAATCATTGACATGCTACCATATACAGTATCAATTTTCATCAAGCTATGCCCGAATGAACCTTGAATCTTCTGAATATCGTATTCAAAGCTATCAGTTCCTCCATCAAGGTTAGCAGTATTTTTAGAAAATCCAGCTAGCTTGTTAAAGTATGTGATAACTCTAAAGCCCGCAAGGGCGAGTTTGTTACTTGAACCACCACGAGCAGGGTCATAAACAACCTCAAAGTCAGAAAGTAGTCGGTCATATGTCAACTCTGATTGAGCACAACTTCTAAAGTATGGTGCTCCAGATGAATAAGATAATGCTGCGTCTGCAACACTAGCTGTACCATTTTTAACAATATGTCCTACAATACCTTCTGTGTAATTGATGTTACTTTGACTTGCACGCTGTCCAAACAACATTGCACGTTCTATGTCAACTTTATGCTCTCTCAATTTGAGATTCCAAATACGTTGCCATTCGTCTGCATAGCCACGATAAACAGTAGCACGAGCTGTATTACTCATCTCTGCTGCTGTCTTAAAGATTTGGGTATACCCATAATCATTATCGAGTTCTTCCATCCAAACATCTGGCGAACCAGAACCTTCCTCAAAAGACGTACCAACCACCTGACATAATACATCATCCGCTGGAGCTTCAGCTCCATCAATAGCAGATATAGTTCTACCTGTAAAAGTAGTACTTGTACCTGTATCAACAGGAGCAGATTCAACGCGAACAATGATAGTCTCTGGTGAATTGTCTTCTTTATAATCAACAGCAAACACCATGCCCTTAATAAGCCAATCTATTGAAGCAGCTGGTGTTGCAGCATCAGTAACAGTATATGTTAATGTGCTTCCAGCAGCAGGTATAGAATGACTGCCATTAAGCACAAAGGCTCTGTCAGTCCATGAGATTTTTGTTCTGTCTTCTAAGAATCTAAATTGAGGGTCAGTAGTTGGCACTTTTGCTACTTTTGAAAGGTATACAAAGAATGGAGACTCTTCTGGTTTTAAATCAGCGACCCTATCGCTAAAATCGTACAGTCTACGTGTGCTTAAACTTGCACTATCCGTAGTTGCACCACCAGGAGTCGCAAACTTCACTGTACCCTGATTAACAGTTGCCATTTTTACTTCTCCTTATTTATTATTTAAAATACATCGCTTCGTTTTCCAGCATCCACAACCCTATCCCATATATCATCTAGTTCAGTTTTTCTTTTTGGTTGTTCACCAGCAAGAATACCAGCAGGCGTTGGAGCTTGCTGATTCTGACGTACTTGGTCTAAAGGATTAGGAGCTTGTGCAGCTAGATTGTCAGCATTAACAGCTCGATACATCTTAACAACGTTTGCGAGTCCGTATTCGGCAGGATGTTTATTAACGAAATCCATAAACTGTGGAAGCTCATCTTTTGTAACTAAGCCCTCATTGACGACTTGGTTTTGAAGTTGAGCCTGTCCCATTTGTTTTTGGAGTCCACCTAAACGCTGCTCCACACGAGCATCAATACGCTCGTCATCTTGCTGTTCTCTATACTGATACGATTTAGATTTGGGGTCATTAAAGGCTTCCCAGGGGTCGAATTCGTCCTGACTCATTTCAACACGTTGTGGGCCAATTGGCTGACCACCCTGATTGTTTTGAAGTTGTCCCATTAAGTTCTGGACTAAATCAGGTCGTGATTCCAACATTTTACCCACCTTTTCGTATTTCTTGAGCTGTTCGTTTTCAGCACTAAGTTTATCCGCCCTTGACTGATGGTATCTTGAAGATTCCTCTTCAGCCACATCTTGCGAATTCTCGGCACTTTCGACTCCTACATCTTGCCCTACATTATCCTCAACGAGTTGACCTTCAGGAAATTCCTGTTGGTTCTCATTTTGATATGCGTCATTTTCCATGAGATTACTCTCCTTTCTTTTGCGATTTCTGGAGCTTTTCTTGAGCCTGACCACGTAAACGTAATTTCTCATTCTCCAGTTTCACCGCATTTGTTAGTTTGCCAACCGCAAGCTCAGAGCCTTTCTTAGATTCAAGTTCGCTCTCTTTAAGCTTGCCTTGGAATTTTGCAATTTCAACTCTCTTCTTATCATGAACAGATTCCCTTTCAGCAGTTTGTAAATCACCTTTAAGTTTTTTAATCTGCTCACCTGCCTGTTTGAGTTGTTGTTGTAATTTTGCGATAGCATCAGTTCTTTGAAGAACTCCCTGCTTATCAAATATATCTGTTTTCTTCAATGCTTCAACCTTATCTATAAGTCCTGCCTGATATGCTTCCATATAAATATTCCATTCAGCCCATTTATTAGAAGGCATGGTTGAGTTACCTATAACACGAATGTCAAAACTATTAAGTGTTATATCATTCTCAATAGATTGTAATTCTTTTGACTTGTCATCAACAAGCCTCTTATTTACTGTATATTCATCAATATCATTATTAGGTTGAACTATTCTAAATGTTTTCTGATAAGTATAATGAGAACGAGAAAGAGCATATATAACTTTTCCAAGTCTCTTTAAACTTGCCTCAATATCACGAAGTTTTGATTTACTCCGTCTCTGACCAAAATCTTCTAACATCATTGTAGCGGAGGATGTTCTAGGAGCAGCTTCAGCATTTCCCTGTTGCATTTCAAATATACCCATATTAAGGTCTATATAATGCTCAATCATTTGAGGTAACTGTAGTATTGAACCAGCAAGTGGTTGTGGAGATGGAAAGTGGGGTTCTCCAAAACTAGCATCATATTCGATAGTAGCATTAGGATTTGCCCAATCCCTCTCTAATTCCTCTATATCCTGTATAGAACCTTGTGGCACTAAAAGTTTCAGCCCCGAAGCTGCTTGTGCATGAGAGGTAATAAGGGACATAGTTTTGTTTAAAAAACGCTGGAAGTCCTTATTCTTCCTAACGTCACCCATAGGATAAGGAGTATTAGTCCATATATTCGGGACTGGGACTATCGGGTAAATATCCGTATCAAGAACGGACTCATACAACATAACTTGTCCTACACAACAGCTAACTCTAATTCTTGTTTGTTGAACCTGTACAAGGTCTACAAGTTTAGCTTCAAATGCTTTTGCTATATCTGGGTCTTGTAAATACTTTTCTAAAGCAGCATCATCAAGAACTGCTTCTTGACCAGTCCTCATATCCACTACACGATAATATGGAACTTTTACCTTTTCAAAACTTTCTATTAGTCTATACTTCTCAGAAGCTGAAGTTCCATAATCATAATCTTTTGTAATATCAGGAGTAAAAGACCTGCTATTATATTCTTGTGTAGAATCGGGATAATCTCCATCTGTATAATCAACGCTCTCAACCTCATCAATAAGCATCTTTCCAGCTTTTTCATCACTAATTTCCGCAAGTTGCGGATACATATTTAAAAGCTGAGCCTTTGTAAGTATAGTAGAAAGCATCATACCAGCGGAATCATCAAACCATTTATTTCTACTGTTAGGGTCTACTACAATTCTAAAAGGGTCTACATAGGTAAATTTAACTTCGCCCCTACCATAATCAGCTTCTCTATCAATATAGGCATAGAAATAGCCAAGACCAGTAACAGCATAATCATGAACGACCTGTTTAAAAACTTCGTCACCATCTGATAAATCCCATATATATTCTAATATTGTTTTCCATACATTTGCAAGCTTGTTATCAGAGTCCTCTCTTGGAACAGCAGAGAACTTAGGAGGCTTAGATGTCATAATAGCTTTAAACTGCTCAATAGCAGAATAAAGCCTATCTATTGGAGTATGTGACTGATTGCGCTCTGCCAATACGCTTGCCTCATTAGCAGTAAAATGGTTGCCTAAGTAGAAATCTATATCCTCTCTGGCTTGTGCATCCCAATCACTACGAGCATCATACCACCTACGCCATCGTTCTTTTATTACTTTTGTTCTATTATCTTCTGGAATCATTCTATATAATTTACTGATAATTTAGTTATTATGCAAGTTACACCCTTGCTCCTGTTATCCAATTATAAATCTTCTTTTTCTTTGCTTCCCACTCTCCTGTAGTTTTGTTCTTCACCCTCTTTTCCTTGCCCGCTTTAGGATTTCCTTTAGCATACTGGCAAGCAAGCCAAAACGCATCAATACAGTCATCGTGTGACCCTTTGGGAAAGTCAAGGAGTTCAC